ATGTAAATATATTGAGTCATAGCTCCTCACAATAATCTGCATATTCTTCAAATTTCATAGTTGCAGGTGTGTAACCATAATGGAAAATAATATCCTTAATAAAATCACGCAAAGGCATGTCGTCACACAAATCCTCTTTATAAGCCTTTGCCCCTTTGAGCTGTTCATCTGTAAGCGTTACAGTTTGATTAAGTTTTACTTTCATAGCGATACCCTTTAGTTAGTGGGAGGAGGCTTACGCCTCCTCCATAGTTTTGAGGTAATCTTCACGGCTGTCATAAACAACGCCACCACGAGACAGATACTTGCCTGATTGCTCTGCTATAGCCCAAAATATTGCAGTATTTTCATCATTTGTGATATACCAATCACCACGCTCTTTCGGGTATCTAGTTCCATTCACAATAATTCTGAATGCAGTTTGCATATCAGTATTTTGCTCTAAAACTTTAATATAAATTTGTCTGTTTGTGGATGGTTTTAACATAGTTTCTCCTTGAGTTTCATTTAACAATATAAAGAATATAAATGTGATTGTAATAACATTCAAGCCCTAAATTAAATAATTTGTAATTATTTTTCTCTCGAGATATAGTAGCTTTATACCAATACCTAAACCTGGATATGGTGAGAGCGAAAAAGCTTTTATGAGTCGGTGCATGAGTACTGCCTCAATGCGTAAGGACTACCCAAACGTGCGCCAGAGGGCGGCGGTTTGTAGAACTCAGTTGGGGTCAAAAATGTTTGATGAAGATGACACAAATTATCTGGACACCATTGCAGAAATCAAAGCCTATCATGACGACGATGATGAGGATAAGGGTGAGTTTGAAGGCTACGCATCTATTTTCGGAAATAAAGACCTTGGCAACGATGTTGTTGATATGGGCGCATTCAAAAAATCATTGCGCCGCCGTGGGCCTAAAGGTGTTAAACTTTTATACCAGCATGATACCAAGTCACCCATTGGTGTATTTGATAAAATTATGGAGGATGACAAAGGCCTTTACGTCAAAGGCCGCTTGGCACTTGGCACACAAAAAGGTCGTGAAGTATTTGAATTAATGAAGATGGGGGCTATTGACGGGCTGTCCATTGGATACAAGGTTGACAGCAAAGGTTATGAATATGACCGAGGCGGTAAGCGCAGACGCTTGAAAGAGGTTGACCTTATGGAGATTTCTGCCGTGACTTTCCCAATGAACCCACAGGCGACAATATCGGCTGTGAAAGCGGAGGGTCGCACAGTTAGGGAGTGGGAGGGTTTTCTTCGGGACGAAGGAGACTTGAGCCGTTCCGACGCAAAGATAGCGGCAAAAGCCGTTATTGAAGCTCTGACTTGTCGGGATGACGAGCAAGCTGACTTAATCAAAGCTATAAAGCAAGTAACCGAAACCCTGAAAGGATAGTAAGATGACAGATGAAGTCAAAAACTATGTCGAAGAAATGGGACGGACTTTTGAGGAATTTAAGTCAACGATGGAAACTCGTCTGACTGAAATCGAATCAAAAGGACACGCAGACCCATTGACCGAGACAAAACTTGAGAATATCGAGGGCGACCTTGATAAACTTGAGGATTTCAACCAAAAGCTCACAAAGCAAGAGGCTGAATATAAGCAACTTGAGGAAAAGTTGACTCGTTTTGAGACAATGCTAAAACGCCCAGACGCAGGTGTGGAAACACCACAAGTCGATATGGCGGTCAAAGCATTTGACCAATATCTCCGCAAAGGCGAAAACGAGCTAACACCTGAAGAAAAGAAATCCCTGACTGTTGGTGACAACACCGCCGCAGGTTTTCTTGCACCGCCAGAGTATGTCAATGAACTGATTAAAACAGTGACCGAGGTTTCACCATTGCGTTCAATCGCAAGAGTGCGCCCAACAACTCAGAAATCAGTCCAGATGCCATCACGCACAGCCACATTCTCAGCAGTATTTGTTGCAGAACAAGGCACACGCTCAGAAACAACAGGCTACACAACTCAGCAGGAAGAAATTCCAACTCATGAGATGTATGCACTGGTTGATATTTCCGAGCAGTTGCTTGAGGATAGTGTTTTCAATCTTGAGGCAGAAATGCAACAAGAGTTTGCAACACAGTTTGCGAAAGCCGAAGGCACAAAATTCATCACAGGCACGGGCGTTGGTGCGCCAGAAGGTATCACCATCAATGGTGATGTTGGCACAACCAACTCAGGTAATGGCACAGCATTGACAGCAAACGGATTGCTTGACCTTGTTCACGCAATCAAGTCTGACTACACGAACAACGCAACATTTGTGTTTAACCGCACAACTCTTGCCGCCATTCGTAAGTTACAAGACACCGCAGGTCAGTATGTATTCCAAGCAGGTATGTTGCTCACAGGCGGCGTTCCAAACACAATCCTTGGGTATCCATATGTTGAGATGCCAGATATGCCAGATGTAGCCGCTTCAGCGAAGCCAGTTGCATTCGGTGATTTTAGCCGTGGTTATATGATTGTTGACCGAGTTGGTCTGGCAGTTCTCCGTGACCCATTCACACAAGCGACAAGCGGCAATGTCCGTTACTATGCTCGTAAGCGTGTTGGTGGTCAGGTTGTTCTTGCTGAAGCAATCAGAACTCAAACAGTTAGCGCATAAGGAGTAATTGGTATGTATGATTTATCAAATTCCATAAACCCTGCAATTTCAATTGCCGCCGCAGTTCGTAATGCCGCCGCAAATGGTTCAGGTGTTGACCTTAAAGGTTATGAAAGCGCAACCATTCTCGTCGATGTAGGTGCAGAAGGTGATACTCTATCTGGCTCTGTATATTTCGAGGTTTCATTGGAGCATTCTGATGATGACTCAACTTATACAGATTGCGCCCAAGCAGATATCATTGATGGCACAATCGCATCTGGCGGTATCTTTTTAAAGCTGGACGGAACCGCAGGAGGAGACCCTGACACAGCAGGTCTCATCTATCGTGTTGGTTACGTCGGTGGAAAAAGATATGTCCGTGTTGTTTTAGCCAAAACAGGCACACACAGCACAGGCACACCTATCGGTGCAATGGTTGTTCGTGGTCATGCACGACACACTGGAGACAACGCATTTACACCACATAATGCGTAGGTAATCCCTCTGGAGGTGCGGGGTTCTCCTCTTTGCCCCGCACCTTTTAGGAGCTTCATATGACTATTAAAATTATACACAGATGCCAAGCCGCCGCCGATGAGCATGGTTCAGCGACTCGTTATTACGAGGTCGGTGACATTGTTGAGACAGGGCAACCTTGGCAAGCTAAAATTGCACAATCTTTGGTCGAGGCTGGTTATGCGGCAGAGGCAAAAGTTGTTGCCCCGAAAGAAACCAAGACAAAAACCAAAGCAAAGAAATAGGTGATTTATGGCGGGTCTTACCATTGTTACGGATGTTACTGACGAGCCGATTTCCGCAGACAATGTGCGTGAATATGCACACATTGACGATGGTGTAGAAACCACAGTCATCACCAATATGATTAAGTCCTCAAGGATGTATGTTGAGAATTACTTGGGGCGCAGTCTTTTAAATCGAACCCTTAAATATAGCATTGACTACGTCGATGAAGTTGACCAACCCTTATGGGAAGGCACACGCATCGGGCCTGATATGACCATCAGGCGGCGGTATTTACAACTCCCCAGACCGCCCGTTGTGAGCGTTACGCATGTCAAAACATTCGATGATGCGGATACAGAGACAACGCTTGCGTCATCAAAATATTATTTAGACAATCAACGTGAGCCAGCTAGGATTGTGCTTCGCAATGGAGAAACATGGCCCACAGCCTTGAGGGTCGCCAATGCCATTGAGGTCACTTATGTCTCAGGTTATGGAGCGACAAGGTCAGACGTGCCAGAGGCAATCATTCAAGGGCTTTTGAGCCACATCGCATTTATGTATGAGAACAGAGGCGATGCCTATGGGAAACCGCAGAACCCATTGCCTCATTCAATCAAGTATTTGCTTGACCCCTATAAGGTGTTGAATTTCAGCACAGACCCGTTCAACGACAGCGTATCAGGATATTAAAATGATTGGGGCAATGCGGCATCAGGTCAAGATACAGTCGCAGTCGGGTTCGGCAGATGGCGGCGGTTCAACTGATTTATCATTTTCAGATGTTGCGACAGTTAACGCATCTATAAAACCTCTAGCTGGTGGTGACAGGTTTTTTGGCGACCAGATTGAGGAGCGTGTTACTCACATGATTACAATACGCTTCAGGCGTGATGTCACATACAAGAACCGTCTCAAGTATGATTTCGCAGATGGCGGCGTAAATTATTCTCGCATATTCAACATTCGCAGGGTTATCAATCGGGATACACGCAACAGGTTTCTTGATATTCTTTGTGAGGAAGGGGTTGCGACATGAGGGTATCGGTTGATGTTGAGCATAAGACAAGGGTTGATAAGGTTTCGGCGCAGTATCGCAAGCAAGCGAAAGATGCGGTTTATTCTGGATGCTTTAAGATTTTGGACATTGCGGTGACAGAGATATTGCGGGGAGCCAAATCAGGTCAAATCTATTCAAGGGGCGGCAAATCACATCAAGCATCAGCCGCAGGTGAATACCCAGCCAGTGACACAGGCAACCTTGCAAGCAACATCAACGTGCAAATACAGACAGGCGGTCTATCTGGCACAGTGGAAAGTAAGGCAGGTTATTCATCAATGCTTGAGTATGGAACAAGCAAGATGGCGGCAAGGCCATTCATGCAACCATCAGCCGAGAGAGCAAGGCCATATATTCGTAAGAAATTTACGGAGCTAAAAGCAAAATGAGTCTACACAGTTGGCCCCTACAGCAAGCGATATTCACCAAGCTCAATGGTGCAAGCCTAGTCGATTATGACGGGGCGGCAATAACTGGCGTGTTTGATGACGTCCCAGAACAGACAGCGTATCCGTATGTTGTTATCGGTGAGGAGACCGCCACAGAGAATGGAACCAAGGATGTTGATGCTCATGAGCATACTTTGACGATACACGTTTGGTCACAGTATCGTGGACTCCAAGACATCAAAAAAATCATGCAACAAATATATACTCAATTACACAACTCTGCTATAAGTGTAACAGGTGCTAATTTGGTCAATATCAGACATGAGTTTGAAACAACCTTATTAGAGCAAGATGGCATCACACGGCATGGAGTCATGCGATTTCGAGCCGTTGTATTTGATTAGGAGACTAGTAAAATGGCGGCACAAAAAGGTTCAGCCCTATTGATGAAAATTGGCGATGGCGCATCACCAGAGGTTTTCACAACCATTGGAGGTATGCGTAGCACGGCTTTGGCAATGAATGACGAAGCGGTTGATGTGACAAACAAAGACTCTGGACGAGCAAGAACATTGCTTGCACAGGGCGGTGTTAATAGCATGACTGTTACAGGTTCAGGTGTGTTTACAGACAGCGCATCGGAGACAACCTTACGCAGTAAGTTTGATTCATCCACGTTCAGCAACTATCAATTCCTTGTTCCAGATTTTGGAACATTCACAGGGGCGTTCATGTTGCAGTCTTTGGAATATGCTGGCGAGTTCAATGGCGAAGTTACATATAGCTTCACATTTGAAAGCTCTGGCACAATTACGTTTGCGACAGTCTAATGGCTTGGGTAAACGTAACAGTTGACGTTGGGGATGACCAGCACTCAGCAATGTTTGACGCATCAAAGATGATGCTTAACATAAGCGGGGCTGTTGACTTATCAGCAGTCACATCAGTCGTCATCGGTAAAGACAAATATAACATTGTCCACACTGTTGATGTCGCAGGGCGTGGTGAGACCACAGACGTAAAACTTGAGGAATCCAAAAGTAAGAAATAGGAGTGCCACATGGCAAACGCAATTCGAGGAGAATTGGATATTGAGCTAAATGGCTCAACTTACAAAACGAAACTTAATCTAAACTCCATAATGGTTTTGGAGCGCAATTTGGGGCGGTCATTAATCAAGACCACCCAAGACCTAACCAATGGCGATTTGCCTCTCAGCGAGCTTATACAGGTCTTACAGACCGCTTTAAAAGGCGGTGGTAATGAGTTGAGTGATGCCGACATAAAAAAGCTGGTATGGGATGCAGGTTATGTCAATGCGTTGGGGGCGGTTGCAAATATTCTCACAAATTCGCTCATGGGGGGCGATGAGGATGAGGGAAAGCCAGAGGCGGTGAACCAATAGAGCAAATCCCTTGGGATGATTTAATCGGTGCAG